TGGGCGTTGGTTGGCGCCTCCACCTTCTCACATACCTTGCCTAGGCAAGAGTGAACAGGAACCAAAGACCTGGTCTAAGACCAAGCCCCAAGATTGTACCAGCGGTGAACCAGAATCTCCTTTATAGAGATTCTGGATCGGCCTCTAAGGTCATAATTATTACCATGACCTTGGTCAATCTGCGAGCTGAGAGAATCGATTACATCAGCGACACGACGCGTGCCATTGATGGGATCGATACCTCTCGAGCGGTTCGCCTGAAGACGGGCTAGTAATAGTCCCGTCCCTTCAAACCCCTGGCTCACGCCAGCAGGAATCACTGCTCTGACTCGGAAACCTTCGTATCCGTCTCTTGCAGTGGCTGGTGTGGCTTCATCGAAGTTACTGATGAATCCACCCTCGCCGTAACCGAACGGGATTCGGAACCGAAGTGGTTCCGGAACCCGTCGATAAAGACGAGACCAACAGTACCGAAACCGAGCATCACAGCCGTAACCGAAGTTACGACGATGAGCGAGATAGCGGACACTGTTAGCCAGTTTATAAATTGCCTGTACATTTTGAAGTTTTTCCTTAAGGAAAACAGGCTTGCAGTCAACCCCATCGAACCAGTGGGCTCCACAGGATTCTCGGAAATAACCCGAAGAATAACTCTTCTTCGTGTTAACTTTGAACCCTAGGAACGCGCTGAAGATGGAAAAGACTTCATAACATCCGTTAGGGAGGATTACATCATCCCCAAAGACACTCACTTCTGAGCCATGATAGCCTAGAAGATCCTTCACTGCTTCAGCAGCAGCGAAGAAGATGAGTGACTCAAGTTCGAAGGTGAAGCCGTTTCCCATACTGGAAAACTTCTGCCACCGGATAACTGAGTCGTTATGAAAACCGATCTTAGAGCGACACGTATCCATTAATCGAAACCATTCATGAGGTATTAATTCACGAACGACTTCGAGGGATATACTGTCACTCGCAGATGAGAAGTCAACAGTCGCCAAGGCGCGGTCCCCAGTTTCTAGGGCACCGAGCTTCGAAAGCTGTTGATTCCTCTCCTGCGAGGTCAGGTCGACTCCAAACCGACGAAGACGTCGACTGATCATTTTGCCAATTGCCTTCTGGAACCAGAGATTAATCCCGGGTTCCACAGCAATGACACGATCAGTCTTCGAATTCTTCGGTACCGTAACTATGGAGTTTCCTCCGACGTAGGTAAAGCACTGTTCGCCGTGTTCAAGCGTCAGGTGCTCGGCCCAGCCGGGGTAGGCCGTGGCGAACCACGGTTCTACTAGGAGGTACAGGTCTCGAGTTATTCCATTTTCTTTATGGAACTTATTGACCGCCGAGACATGCTCACCCTTTAATAGGGTGGTCACGCCCGGCCCCCAATTCGCCATTTCGACAAATTCTTCCGGACGAAAGGAACCGAGAATGTTTGCGATTTTCTGCGCGGTTGCATTTAGCAGCCACACATTGGACCCCTGGTATTTGGGGTCCAACGCTAAATTACGGAACCTAACGTTCGTCTGCGCACATAAGTTCTCAAATTCAAAGAACTTAGAAAAAGCAGCCTGCTCCTTAGAAGTATCCAACTCAAAGAAGTTGGACTTCGACAGGAATTCGGTTGCCAGGTACGCATCGCGAAAGTCCAAAGGATCGTTAAAATCCGAGGGCTTGATCGTCCGATTTACCAATTGCTCTAGCTCCTTGTTAAAATACAGGAGCCAGATTGAGAGGCTATACGGATGGTCGATCGCAGAAAGAAAGTCGAAAATAGAATCATCAGTCACTGATGCTGGCACTCGATGATTGGAAACTAGCTTAGCTAGTTCCGTATTACGCCTCTTGGAGGTCATAATAGTTCCCCATGATTGGATAGGTTGAATGCAGCCGTTTAGTAAACGGTTTCGAAGTTCTTGACCGCTTCGGTCAAGACTGCCTGAGAATCGAAGTTCTTGGCATAGGCAATGAGATCATTGCGCTGTGCCAAGGTCGAACGCTCGGGCAGAACCCATTCAACGGTCTGGAGCATATTGTACGCCAGAGTCGGCGCCGGCTGAATGCCGGTTGCCGTCGCGGGCGACGTAACTTCCAGAACGGGAACCACGAGTTTGCGAGTCACTTTGAAGTTTCGGGAGCCTTTCGAAGGTTCCTTAACCGACATTGTGATGGTGGGGTAACCAAGGGCGATTCCGCCCGAACGATCAACCCACTTCGCAACGCCAGCCGCATCGACTTTGACGGGGCTGAAGGTATGGTTTACTGGCGTGGCTTGGCCATCGGCCAGCGTAACAGCTGCGATTGCAGTCATGTGTATTTACTTCCAAAAGTTAGTAAGAAGGGCCACAGCATTGATTGCGTGACCGAGTGAAAGTGGATTCTTAAAAGAGGGTGTTGTATTATCGGGGAACTTAGACAAAGAACCCCGTGACACCCTCAGTGACTCCACAGACTGCTCGGAACGTCGCTGTCGACTACCAGTGAACACCCGCACTCGCGTGTAGGTGGCCTTTTGGTAGGAAACTACTCCTCCTAGCTTGAAATTGAGGCCGTTTGTGGCGTCAATTCTCGATAGGTAGTCGCCGATCGGTAAAAACCAATCGACGACAAAGGAGTAAGGAACGAGTTCCCAAGCGACCATCATCGGGTTTGAAAGCCCGTTGAGGGCAGCTCGCCGCGCAACAGTGTTTTCCATTACAAAGGTGCATTTATAACGCGCCTCCGAATAGATGTTGACGGTATCGGTGTCGACATTCGTCTTTGTTTGACGAACGCGAGTCTCAGCATGCTTACCAAAGGCATGTCCCACGAATATGGGAGAGACGTTGTCCGCGATCTCTTGGGCAGCATTATATGTGTCCATGAGAAGCGGCTTCCAACCGTATTGAAGTTCTAACCACGCAGAGGCTACGGCCTTTGCGTGGTCCTTCTTAGCCGTCCGGTTAAACCTCTTCTGCCTGCGTCTACTAGGCGCAATTCCAAGATGCCCAGCCGCGTCAAAAAGGTTACCTTTTCTGACAGAGCGATAGGCTTCATAGAATTTAGAAGCGGTGCGTGCGATCATATCGATGGACTTTCCTGATTCAGCTAGGAACGTCCCCATGTTAAGCTTTTGAGCTTTAGCATTCGACAAGAGTTTCTGGGAGGCAAGCCTCTCAGTCTCTACTTGCAGAGAATTATCGTACGCTTCGGAAATAAGTGGATCATCCGGATCAGACCCAAGACAGCCATCTAGCGTGTAATGCGTTACGCCGATCAGCCAGTCTTCGGTCCCGAATGGATACAACCGGGTTGTCTTATTAAAAGTAAACCCGGTCCAGGGAAGTGGTTCTCCCCTAGCTTTACGAGCAAAATACCCAGGAAGGTTATTCGATACCCGAGTCGTAGTAGTAATCAACCGCGTAACGTTATTGGTTTTCGTCGAGCGAGAGTAGGGACTATACGTCCCCTCTACTCGAGGACCCATAACGATAAGTTGTCGGTTACTATACGATTCGGACATTGGGTACCCTGCAGTCGGACTTATAAGAACTCCCGGCAACACAACCAGGAGAGTAAGCTGCGAAAGTTGTTACTTCCACAGTAGGGCCACAATGAGATGAAAAACTCTCAACGTGGAGACCGATCTTGTCGGTCCTAAGCGGGTTCCACTCACAAAACAGGCCATCCGAGAGGGACGCCAACTTCCTTTCGAAGCTCGAATTCGAGCTCAGCAAGGAATTGGTCATCGTAAAGATAAAGGGTGTCATAGAACTCCAGAAAGGGATTATCCATCCCTTTAAGGAGAACTACGTCGCCGATTAGCTTACGAATACGCATGTTACGCATTTGGATTAATTCAGATGATAACATACGTAGTCCTCTCAGATGACTGGTTTATAGGGTGGAGCTC